TACTGATTATCCTTCCCCCGATGTGGCTATGGGAACCCTAAATAAATGGTTCACTTTGCAGCATCTGCCAACTCCTGCTGGAACCTATGATCTAATACCCCATGTAATACATGAAGGTCCACTTTCCGGACTGCAATGTGTCTGTCTTGTGAACCCTAATTTGGGGGTGTTTGAGAACCCTAATCCTGCGTATCTAGGACCTTACCCAATGCGTTATGCAGTACTTATACATATTGGGAATTGGCCGAAGGATACGATTGGGTGCATCATTATAGGAATGACAAGAGACACACTCCCAAATAAACCTAATGTAGGCAGTTCGGGGATAGCATTCCATCAGCTCATGCAATTACTGGGTGCTGACATTACAGAATCTAAACTAATAATTGAATAAAAGCATTAATTACTTTATAAACTACGTGAGGAAAGGTAATGCGTGTAAATATCTATGCTGAAGAAATGACCCCCAAAATCGAAGTCATTGAGAAAGTCACAAATGATGGGAAGTTCACTGGTATCCGGTTTTATCTGGAGTTGCCAGTGACTGTCCCACATCCTAATGGTGGATATATCCAGCACAAAGGCCCATTCATCCATACTCCCGGAGATGATGATTCGTCCGCAGTTACTTTCTGGGGAAAGAGGGATTTACGGGCAGTTCTCCAGAAAGCACTTGCACTTCTGGATGAGCATGAAGCTCATAAGAATGAACTGGAAAAAGAGTATGGAATAGCAGAATCTAAGCTTTAGATTCCCAGCGTATTCAATGCTCCACCAATCAGGGACGCAGCTTTCAAAGCGTTGTTCCCAGTCAAGATGCTATTACCCAGAGGGTCAAGTACATCACGCGCTTGAAAGCTCACAGTCTCAGTGACAATCTGATTGCTTGGAATATTGATATTCAGGTTTGAAGCTACGCATCCAACATAGGACACAATCGGAACACTATTAATATCCATCACATGGAAATCAAAGCTGTTGTTGGACAGCACTTCCAAAATAGTGCTGGGATATCCAAGCACAGCAATCCCATTAGCCGTAAGCATGAATTGATCAATGCTGACAGTCGGATTGATACGAAGCTGTTGGATGTCCTGTGGCAGAGATGAACCAATACCATACAGAGGCTCAGTGCCCCAATCCACAGTTGGAGTTGCTGTTTGACCGAATCCAATGACCACATCTCCAAGCATGATGGTAACGCTGTTACCGTTCGTAACTTGGTATTTTAATGGTGTTTGGTTAAAACTTGGCATCTTATGCTCCGGTACTTGTTAGTTCTAACGGCTGTACGCTAACCGTAAATTCAATAAATCTGTACTGACCGACCAGAACCACATTGACTGTTATGGTCAATGTCTGGGTAGTGCCATCGTAAGATAGCACAAGGGTCGAAGCATCCCAGCTATTCAAGAAGCCATTGCCACTTGAATCATTATAGATGCTGTTGTTCAGAGCGCGCACACATGCATTCTTCACACGAATCTGACCAGCAGTTGAAGCTACCTGACCAATATAGGGTTGCAGGGCAGCAGTCAAGGTGTAAGCCAATGCATAGCGACAGGCCACTTGCTGGTTGAATACGTTCTCAGGATTGTTGTCATTTTGCCAGCAGGTCAAATCGCTCACAATCGTAGGAACATTCGTAGTAGGGTTGATGTAGATTGGCATCACACCATTTTGCTGAAGCGTATTGATGTCTGAGGTTGTGAGCAAAGTCTCCACACCTACGGCATTTACGGCCTTGTTAGTTTCAGGTAGTGCTACCGGACCACCAGCCATCATTCCAGCGACAGCAGCAGCCGAATACAAGCCCGAATAAATCACAGTATTCCCAGAAGATGGATCAACCGCTTGGATACCCGGATACACATAAGTACAGTTGATGGAGTTCAAAGCCCGCGCCCCAGATACCGTAGTATTCAGAGAATCTCCCAAGCTGGAGCCAGTCACAAAGCGCCGCCAAGTTTTGGCAGGGATACTGGAAGCATCGGCCACATGGGCTGCACCCAGAGCTTGCACACCAGCATTTGAGCTATCGGCAAACACTACCCAGCCTTGCTGAGAGAGCGCCACGTTGAAGGCATCACCATAGTCGCTATTGGAGGGAGATACATTTGTACCACCAGAGAAATATTGGAGACCCTTAGCAACAGGGATAGCTGAAGGAGCCGAAGTTACAGACGAGACCGCAGCAGCCGAAGCAATAGAAGAAGCTACGCTATTCACCCAGTAAACAATGTCTCCCAAAGTTGCAGTGACATTCGTTACAGTTGTAATTGGCAGGGAGATGGTGCTGGCCGCATCCAAATTGGAAGTAGGCAAATTACCATCGGAGAGCAACTGGGCTGTGTAGGCTCCAGTGCTATTCAGATATTGCAGAACCTGAGTAATCGTTGAATATGATGGGGTAGTAAGGTCAAGAACTACATTCTCTCCAGAATTACCACCAGCAGTTGCAAAAGACACCGCCTTTCCACCACTTACAGTTACCGTGTAAGACACAGCAGTAGCTGTGCCAGTATAAGTTAGCTGGAATGGAACACCAAGATTGTAGCCTGTGTAAGCTTCCCCTGTAAAAGGGTCACTCAGGAAAAGGTTGATGCCCGCAGTATTTCCAGCCGATACCTCATATTGGATGGAATTGCCCGGAGCGCCATAGTTGGCGGCTTCCAGAGTAATCACATTAGAAGGAGCGGAATCAGCCAATGCTCCAGAAGCTGGAGTATTGGGGGCCGGATTGATATAAACAAACTGCTGTGCCCCTGCAACTTGAGAAGAGGGGTTTGTCATGAAATCCACAAAGCGGGCCGAGTTGGACCCACGCATGAAGGTTTTCAGGGAATTTGCATCCGAAAAGTTATAGGCAGTCTTAGGAACACCACCATAACCAATACCAATGAAAATAAGCGGAAGCCCCGGAAAAGCGTTTGCCGGGAGATTAGCGTTTACATTGTCCTGATAATAGACATTGGGGATGATTAAAGTACTACCCCCAAAGCTTTGGTTTAAATTTGGCACTGTTTTTCTACCTGTTTTTCAGATGGCCTTATTTTACCATATCCCTCTATTAGTCCACTTTTTGGGAAAGTAAGCCTTCAAATTTAGTACGCCATTGCTCTATGTTTCCTCTGAAGTTATTCAGTTTCAGGAGGACCAATTTACGGTAAACCGCTTCTTTTCCCACTAGAGTTTTTATAAAATCTTGTGCGGAGATGTCGGCCTTTCTGGTGATAGTCAAAATCTTGGCTTCTTGCCTTTTGACTTCAGCCTTAATAGCAGCTAAATCAGTTCCCATTTCTTTAATAAATTTTGCCATATTTCACCTTATACATTTATGATTAGTTCACCACTAGCCGCAGAAACTACGGCAGAGGCAGCGGTACTTGCATTGAATATTATAGCGTCAAAGTTGCCTATAACGGCCTGAATTTGAACTGTAGAGATGCCCTTCGTGTCTATCTCAACTTGCGCATAGTAGAAGCCCGGTTGAGCTTCATCCGCCGAAACAGCTCCCTGTGTGATCTGGTAGCTGAACGTCAGATTCAGATTGGCAGTTGCCAGAATTCCCTGAAGTCCATATAGAACTCCTACCATAGCATCTTGCCAATAGTCTCGTTCCAAATAATTACGGGAGAAGATATGGAGGGAATACCTCCGCATTTGAGTTCCACTTACATTCCACACGGCGCTTGCTACTCCAGCATCCGCAGCCAACTGTTCCATTGCAAAGTTCTCTTTAGCAATTCCCAAACCTATTGGGACTTCCTCCTGTTGTGCCAAGTCCAAATTCAAGACCATGAATGGGAGTTGGGGAGTAGCATCCAAAGGCATCACAAATAGGAGCTGTGGAGTTTTGTATCCGGAGGGTGGCACAAGAGCTTGAATAGCTCCCTGTAATAGCCTACGGAATGTTTCACTAGTCAGGTCCGGAATCAGTGTGAGCTGGGAACTAGGGGTGACTGATGCAGACAATGCCGATACTGAAGGGGTTGCTACATCAGAGATCATGTACTGATAGACTCCAGTAGTACTGAGATTCGTTGCGAGTCCATCCCCCACATCCAGATAGGTATCAGGCAAAAGCCCAGAATAAAGTGGGGTCCATGATGTTCCCCCATTATCAGTACGGCTTAATGCAATGCCACTGGCGACACCAGAACTTCCAGTATTGGAAAGTGACAGGAGAATTGCTCCACCTGTGGGTACTATCTGTGGGGTGACATATAAGCTCATTACATA